TCGTTGAGGTTCCCGGGGCGCTCTCCGAAGAGGGGCTAGCGCGGGCGCGGGACGCATGGCGGGCAGCAAACTCCGGCACGGACAACGCTCACCGGGTGGCGCTGCTAACTGAGGGCGCGAAGTTCTCGAAGATCGCTATGTCTCCGGACGAAGCCCAGTTTCTACAGACCCGACAGTTTCAGGTCCCGGAGATCGCCCGAATATTCGGCGTGCCTCCCCACCTGATTTCCGACGCGACTAACTCAACGTCGTGGGGGTCCGGTCTCGCTGAGCAGAATCAGGCGTTTGCCATGTTCTCTCTCCGGCCGTGGCTAGAGCGAATTGAGGCGGGGCTAACCCGGCTTCTCTTCGCTGAGACAGCGAATCGACAGCTCTTCGTCAAGTTCAGCCTTGACGGTATCCAGCGCGGAGCCCCGCGAGAGCGCATGGGCATGTACGCGATTGGCCTAGGTCAAGGCATCTATTGCATTGACGAAGTCCGCGCATGGGAAGACCTTGAGCCGCTTCCGGACGGACAGGGACAGGTACACCGCGTACCGAAGACCCTCAACGAAGTAACGGAAGACGGCGAAATCGTGCCCGCTCCCGGTGATGTGGTCACGCCCGATCCGGGCGACCCGCCGGGCAATGGCGGAGCCCAGACACCCCCCGATACCAGCGGGGCTAGTCCCACATCAAAGGGGGGAACGAATGGCAGCAGCGGAGCGCCGGAACCTAACGGGAACGGCAGAGATCCGGGAGCTTAACGGCGACACCATCACGATGCGCGGATACGCCTACCGCTTCAATGAGCTGAGCCACAACCTAGGCGGATTCCGTGAGCGGATTCTTCCGGGCGCTGGCGAACGCTCGCTAGGCGTGAATGACGTCTTCGCAACGTTCAACCACGATAACAACAACGTGCTTGGCCGTTCGTCTGCGGGCACTCTGCGGACCGGCGAAGACGGCGCGGGCGGTTGGTATGAAATCGACCTGCCGAACACCACCGTTGGGCGCGACCTGGCGGAGCTTCTAAAGCGGGGCGACGTCAACGGTTCGTCTTTCACGTTCTACGTGAACGATGGCGGGCAGCGACGCGCCGCGAATGATGACCCGGAGACCGGTCTCCCTATTCGTGAGATCACGTCCATGGACGTCCGGGAGCTAGGGCCGGTTCTGAATCCGGCCTACCCGACTACGGACGCCGCACTTCGTTCTATCGAGATTTGCCTAGGCATTTCGCTAGACGTCGAAGTCGAGTCCGAGACGGAAGAGCTAGCCGAAATTGCGGCGGGTGTCGATGACGACGCCGAGCCCGAATCCGATGCAACCCAAAACGCGCGTGCCCTAGTCCGCGCTCTTTTCCTCTAAGGGGGTCCACATGGACGCTACTACTCTGAGCGCTAACTTTGAGGCGCGGGAGCGTGCTACCGCTGAGCTGCGGTCGCTCACGGACGAGTTTGCCGGTAAGGACATGGACGCTTCGGCGCGGGAGAAGGAGACCAACCTTCTCGGCGCTATCGCGGACTTTGACGGCCGGATCAAGCGAGGCATTGAGGCCATCAAGGCGACGGAGAGCGTTGAGCGCTCCCTAGCCGGTCTCAACCTGGGCGCGGGTGCGCGGCGTGAGAACGTGCGCGACGAAAACGCTGAGCTTCGCGCGCTACAGCTTGGCCAGGGTGCGGAATTCCGGTCCAGCGGCGTGGCTGAGACGCGTACCGACAGCACCACCACGGGCGCAAGTGTTATCCCGCGTACCCTGTTCGGTCAGCTAATGGCTGAGCTTGTCAACCGTTCCACGGTCATGCGTGGCGGTGCTACGTCGTTCACGACTGCCAGCGGTGAGCCCCTAGACTTCGCGGTCGTCACGGGTCGCGCTGCTGCAACCATCGTGGGCGAGGCTCAGCCGCTAGGCGAGTCCACCGGCACCACGGTTACGCGGAGCATGGGCGCGTTCAAGTACGGCTACGCGTCTACGTTCTCCAGTGAGCTAATCCAGGATCAGAAGCTAGACCTAGTCGGCTTCCTGGTGGGCGACGCTGGCCCGGCTATCGGCGCGGGTATGGGTCTGCACTTCCTGACCGGTACTGGCACCGGGCAGCCTACGGGCATCCTGACCGCTGCTACTCCGGCAACCGCTACGTACGTCGCCACGGCGAAGGACAACACGGTTTCTGACGGTCTTATCGACCTGTTCTATGAGCTACAGCCTCAGTACCGGGGCAACGCTTCGTTCGTGGTCTCCGACAAGTCGGCCGCTCAGATGCGCAAGCTAAAGGACAGCTACGGTCAGTACCTGTGGCAGTCGGCGGTAACGCTCGGCGCTCCGGACACCTTCAACGGTCGCCCGGTTCTGACCGACGTTGGCGTGCCGGATGACAAGGTTCTGTTTGCGGACCTGTCCAAGTACCGCATTCGGTTCGCGGGTCCGCTCCGTGTCGAGCGTTCGCTAGACGTCAACTTCAAGAGTGATCAGGTCGTGTACCGGTTCATTCAGCGCGCTGACGGTCTGCTAGTCGATGAGCTGTCGGCGAAGGTCCTTACCGTCACTGGCGCGTAAGGCGTAGGGGTTGGGGTTGGACCTACTCAATTGAGTAGGTCCGGCCCCTTTCCCGGGAAGGCGCACGAATGACATACGCGACGATAGATGAGCTTCGCGCGCTGGACGGCCTAGAAGACTCCGGGGTGTTCCCCGATGACGTGCTCAGCGAAGCGATTGACATTGCTAGCGAAGACGTTGAGGTCTATTGCGGGCAGTCGTGGGACGGGCTCATTTCGCCGATCCCTGAGGGCATCCGGTGGTGCGTGCGGATGATGGCGCGGCAACTCTGCCTTGACGCCGTTTCTCGTATCCCGGACCGGGCGCTACAGCTACAAAGCGAATTCGGTTCGATTCAGCTTGCGCAAGCGGGCGGAAATTGGCGGCCTACCGCGCTGCCTGAGGTGAACGCACGGCTTAACCGGTACCGCGCACGGGTGCCGTTCATTCTGATGTAAGGGGCTGGCGCGTGTTCATGTTCAACGTGAAGTCAGCCCTGTTTGACGCGCTGGTGGCTGCCGCCCCGGCGGGTACTCAAGTGACGTTTGCGGAGACCGGTAAAGCGGACCGACGTCACCAAATCTTTCTAGGCGCGACTACGGATGATGACGACGAAGTCGCGGGTATGCGGCAGGGGACACGCAAGCCAACGAACGTGAGCGGCACGATTGAGGCTCACGCGCTGGTGGTTACCCCGGGCAAGCCGATAGACGCTGAGCGGGCCGTGTACGGACTTCGTGAGGTGATTGCCGAAGCCTGCCGGTCCCTGCCTCGCGCGTCGGTTGAGGGGCTGCAAGACATACGCCCGGAGTCCGGAAGTTGCGACACGGGGGAAACCACTGACGGCGCTTACTCGGCGCTTGTTGTTCGCGTGCATGTGCGCGGGCGAATCACCTAACCGAAGGGGGCTAGCGCATGTCGCTTGACGCTTCTATCGGTATCGGCGCTGAGAGTGCGTACGGTACCGCTGCAACCACTGTCAAGGGTTACGAGGGTCACGCGGACTCTTGGAAGACTACCCGCGATTTCATCGAATCCGTGGGCTTCCGGAAGGGGCTACAGACTGCCCGCGCGGACCGCCGGAATATCGTCAACATGGGTGGGGACGGTGAACTTGAGGTTGACCTCCTAGACGCTGGCGCTTCCGCGCTGCTGTCCGGTGTGTTCGACGTGTACGACGGTGGGGTTAACGATGGTGCGGGACACATCACGCACACGTTCACGACGTCCACTCACACCACGGCCCCTAGCTTTACGGCTCAGATGATCCGCCCGACCACGGACAACACGCTTGTTGCCTACACGCACGTTGGGTGCATGGCAACCGGCTGGACGCTCACGGCGGAGACCGAAAAGCCGGTCATGTTTGACGCGAAGTTCGATTTCCAGGACGTCGCGCACACGTCCACTGAGGCTAGCTTCCTGCCGGTTGTGTACCCGGAGGACGCACGGGCGTACGACTGGACGGCGGTAAGCCTGTCCCTCAAGCGGGCGGACAACTCGGCGGTAGTCCTGGACGCGTCCAAGTTCAGCCTTACGGGAGACCTGGGGCTGAACACTGAGCGCCGGTTCCTTCGGGGTTCCTCGCTAAAGAAGAAGCCCGTCCGTGCCGCTGTGCCGACCTACGAAGGCAGCCTAGAAGGTGACTTCGGCGGGGACGCTGTGAAGCTCTATGAGGCGTTCCTAGCGGGCGAGATTGTCACGCTGACCGCCACGCTTACGGGGCTTACTCCGGGCGCGTCGGTCACGGTTACGACTCCCGCGATTCAGTTCACGGGTGAGTCTCCGGTGGCGTCGGTCGATGACCTTACGAAGATCACCCTGCCGTTCCGCGTGCTGGACCCGGGCGACGACGTTACGGCAGCCATCAAGGTTGTCTACGTTGAGGCTGACCCGGCCTTCGTCGCCCCGTAACGACGTTGGACCTACTCAATTGAGTAGGTCGGAAGGTGTCCCCTCATGGCGCAACGCTCGCAATTCACGGTTCAAGTCGATGGCCTGAACGAACTAAACCGCAACCTTCGGGCGCTACGCGACCGGGAGCTAAACCGGAAGGTTCGTGAGGTCAACAAGATGGCGGCGGAAGTCGTCAAGCCGGAAGCGAGACGTACCGCGCCTGAGGGGCACCGGGACGCAAAGTCTTCCCGCCGGTACCGGCCCGGCAAGCTGGAAAAGTCCATCACGGTTGTGGCGTCCGCTAAGGGCGCTGCCGTGAAAGCCGGTTCAGCGTCTCGCGTGCCGTACGCGGGAGCTATTCACTTCGGTTTCCCTCGCCGTCACATTCGGCCTAACCGATTCCTTTTCCGCGCGATGGCCCGGAAGTCAGACGAAGTTTCCGAGACGTACGAACGTGAGATTGAGACCGTTCTGCGCGAACGTTTGGAGAGCGACTAATGCCCGCACGCAAGCCTGTTGACGACATGTCCGAGGTTCTTTCGCTGAACATCGACAGTCTCACGCTGGACGAAATCGACGCTATCGAAGAGATCATCGACGCGCCCCTAGACACCCTGTCCAAGCCGGGTATGCGCAAGGCGAAGCTACTAAAGGCCATGGCCTACGTGATCAAGCGGCGCGATAACCCGGACTTCACGATTGAGGATGCGGGCAAGCTCCGTATTCAGCTCAAGACGAAGCCGAAGGCGGACCCTACCGAGACCAACGCGTAGTTACGTGCGCCCGCCTAATCGGCCACTTTGAGGGGTTGACGTGGCGGGACGTTCGTTCCCTTGAGCTGAGGGACTTTAACGCGTTGGTTGAGCAGATGACGAAGGACGTTGAGGCTCAGAACGATGAACACCGGCGCGCGTCCCGTGGCCGGTCTGGTGGGGCCGCTGGTGAGCGACGAACCCCGGTTATGACGTAAGGGGGAACCGTGGCCCGTCCTATTACGATCACGCTGCTAGGTGACGTCTCCGATTTGGTGGACTCGCTTAACGAAGCGTCGAACGAGGTTGAGGGCTTCGGCAGTAAGGCCGCGAAGATTGCTGCGGTGGCCGGTGGCACGATTGCCGCTGGTCTACTCGGTGGCCTAGACGAAGCGATGGATCAGCAGCAGGCGACGGCGAACCTTGCCGCTCAGCTAGGCGCGAATCCGGATCAGACAAAGAAGCTGGGCGCGGCTGCCGGAAAGATTTACAGCGACGGGTACGGCGATTCGATCGAGTCGGCGAATGAGGCGCTAAAGAACCTTTGGCAGCAGGGTCTAGTTCCGGCCGGTTCGACGGCAGACGAGATGTCCAAAATTTCTGAGTCTGCAATGAGCGTGGCTACGGTCCTGGGCGAAGACGTCGGCCCTACCGCTAACGCTGTCGGTCAGATGCTCAAAACCGGCATGGCGAAGAACGCACAAGAGGCGTTCGACATTCTGACGCGCGGTGCCCAGGTCGGCGGGAATAAGGCCGAAGACCTTCTAGACACCTTCAACGAATACAGCGTTCAGTTCAAGAAGGTGGGGCTTGACGGTAAGGACGCCATGGGCCTGATTTCTCAGGGGCTCAAGGGTGGTGCGCGAGACGCGGACCTAGTGGCGGACTCGATCAAGGAATTTTCGATTCGCGCTATTGACGGCAGCGCAACCACGATTGCCGGTTTCAAGGCCATTGGCCTGAACGCGAACGACATGAAGAACAAGATTGCTGCGGGCGGCCCCGCCGCAAAGGAAGCCCTAGGGCAGACCCTAGACAAGCTCCGGGCGATTGAGGACCCGGCTAAGCGCGCTGCTGCGGCAACGGAACTCTTCGGCACTCAGGCTGAGGACATGGGGCAGGCGCTCTATTCGCTGAACGTGAACACGGCGGTTGACGGCCTGGGGCAGGTGGACGGAGCGGCGAAGGCTGCCGGTGACCAAATGTCGAACACGGCGTCAAGCAACATCAAGCACTTTGAGCGGGCGCTGACGCAATCCATTGTTGAGGTGATCGGGACGAAGGTTGTTCCGGCGCTTACGGCCCTGTCTAAGGGGCTACAGCCGGTTGTGTCCTGGGCTATGCAGTCCGCTAAGTGGATCATTGCCAACCGTGAGCCCCTGTCCATCGTGGCCGGAGTCATTACGGCAATCCTGCTGCCCGCGCTGGTTCAGTGGGGTGTCACAGCAACCATTTCCGCAGCGTCCAACGTAGCGGCGTGGCTGTCTAGCACGGCGTCCGCAACGGGCGGTGCTGCTACTCAGGTGGCCGCTTCGTGGCTTGTGGTCGGCGGGTGGCTCAAGCAAGCCGGACAGGCTGTCATTTCGGCAGCGATCACGGTTGCCGCATGGGTCAGCATGGCCGTTGAGTCGATGGCGAACGCTGCCATCATCGCTGCGGCGTGGCTGCTGTCCATGGGGCCGATCCCGCTAATCATCGCGGCCATTGTCGCGCTGGTGGCGCTGATCATCCTCAATTGGTCCACCATCAAGGATTGGACCGAGAAGGTATTCACGTGGATATGGAACAAGGTAAAGCAGGTATTCGACCTGATCCTGTTCCTGTTCAAGAACTTCACGGGTCCTGGGCTGATCATCAGCCATTGGCGGGACATCATGAATTTCACGAACACCGCGTTTACCTACGTGCAGAACAAGGCTAAGGCGGGGCTTGACGCCGTTGTGAACTTCGTCAAGGGGCTACCCGGGCGGATCGCTTCGGCCGGTGGTGCGCTGGTTAGCTCCGGCGACAAAATCGGCTCGAACATCATTAACGGAATCAAGAACGGGCTAGGGCGGTTGGGTGGCTTCGCTGCCTCGCTGGGCGCTGTGGTGACGAACGCGACTAAGGGCGCGATGAACCACGTAATTGACCTGATGAACTGGGCTATCCCGGACAAGCTTGGTTGGGGTCCGGTTGCTATCAGCATCCCGTCTAACCCGATTCCGAAGATCCGCGCCATGGGTGGCCCGGCTAGCGGCTGGACCACAGTGGGTGAGCGCGGCAAGGAAGACGTCTTTCTTCCGAACGGATCGACGGTGGTTCCCAACCATGCGCGCGGCGCGGGTGGGGGAGTGACGGTCAACGTACAGACGAACGCTGACCCGTTCGCAATCGGCCGTGAAGTGTCCTGGGCACTGCGCACGGCTCACTAGACCTACTCAATTGAGTAGGTCCAGAGGGAGGGAACGACGTGGCGGAACTAGATGAGTGGACCTGTTCGTATGACGGACTGGTCATGGGGGACCCTAGTTCCGCCATTTCGATCGTAGGCGTTGACGGCCTGCTAGTGCTGCCCGAAGTCCGCTCCGCTGATCTCACCCTGATTCAGCGGGACGGGCTTTGGGCGGGTGACGACTACATGAACGGTCGAACCGTGACGCTCACGCTTGAGGTCTACGGGGAGACGCAAGAGGACTTCACGGCGGCCCTGAGTGCCGTACAGACAGCCTTTCGGCCCGGTCGCGCTGAACTACCCTTCGCCTTCCGGTTTCCGGGGCTTGCGGGGGATCTCACGGCCGTTGTGAACGCGCGTCCGCGCAAGCGCTCCGGCCCGCTTGACCTGAACTTCGCCTACCGGGTGTGCAACATCGTGGTTGAGCTATTCGCTACCGATCCGTACATCTACGGGCAGGCGACCCGCACGGAGACGGTTACCGGCGACTCTGACCCGGACGTTCTCACCGTGTTCACTCAGTCGGGCGGTGTTCCGGCGCTTCCCTCAATCGCGTTCACGGGCGGGACGAATCCCGTTCTCACGGATGAGACCACGGGCGATTACTTCGGCGTGACGTACACGGGGGACTTTACGGCGGACAGCGTGGCTCAGAAGGTCACGGCTTCCGGCGGAGCGGACATCACGGGGCTTATCACGGCCGGTTCCGTCTGGCCCGAATTCGCCAACGGGGAACGGCGCTTGCACCTTTCGAGCGGTAGCGCTGTCATCACGTGGCAAGACAGGTGGGTGTAATGACTGCCGCCGTTTACAAGGTGGTGAACTACAACACGCGGACCCGCGCGGTAATCAGCACCCTGCCCATAGCGGGGCTGTCCTACACGGACACGCTGAACGCTGCCGGGTCCGTGTCCGTGGTGATCCCCCTAGACGCACCTGAGGCGAACGCTACGGACCTGAACCCGGGTGGTTCCGGTCTGGTGGTCACGCGGGACGACGTGCCCGTGTGGGGTGGGATTCTGTGGGGCCTGTCGGCGGACCTGTCGGCGGGCACGCTCACTCTGGCAGGCTCCGGCTACCTGTCCCACTACACGAACGTTCACCTGTCCGCCGGGTACACGGGCACGATGGATCAAGGCGCAATGCTCCGGGCATGGATCGCGCTTGCGAACCAGGGTGGCAGCGACGGCATAGCCACGGACACCACCGGGGTTGCCGACATGGGGCAGACCCGCACGCGCACATGGACGAAGTACGAATTCAAGTCGCTGGGCGAGGCAATCGCCGAAATGGCGGACGACATCGGCGGGTACAACTTCCGCTTTGAGCCGTACTGGACCGACAGCACGCACACCGCAATCGGTAACCGGCTGGTGGTGACTCCGCGCGGTGGCTCAGACCTGGGCATCACGCTTACCCACCGGGTGAACTGCAACGTGACCGGGGTTACGTACGACTCATCTTCGCTGGCGACCAACGTTTACGTATTCGGCGCGGACACCGGCAACGGCGAAAAGCTCATGGGCTCCGCAATCAACCTGCCGCTTTGGAACACCATTCCGGCTAAGGACGTCGTTCTCACCTATGCGGACGTCAAGGAAACTCAGACGCTTCTAGATAAGGCGAACGCTGCGGCTGCCGTGGGGCAAATGCCGATTGCCGTTCCGACGCTCACCCTGTACCCGGGGCAGTACGACCCAACGACTTTCCGCAACGGCGACAGCCTGAACGTTGAGGCCGATTACGGCTATGTGGCGCTACTAGACGAGTTTGTAGTCACAGAGCGCACGGTCGGAATCGACGTGAACGGCACTGAGACCGTGACGCTTTCGCTCGCTAACAAGGGACTGTTTCTGAATGGCGATTCAGGCTAACGCGCTACCGCCTTCGCTGGTGGCTGACCTAAACGATATGAAGCGACGGCTGACCGCTATTGAGCGCAAGCCGGAACCGCTAAGCAAGTTCGACCGCTACCCGTGCGCGGAGTGGCAGGCAATTGACCGGCCGCTAGTCGGCGGAAACGTCTGGTCATCCGTGAGCATCGCGGACGCAACGGGCCTCACGTTCGACCGGATGGAATGCAAGTTCATCACGGACTTTCTCTACACCGGGAAGCGTGAGGCGGAGATCCGGCTAGCGGCATTCCGGCATTACGGCAGCCTACAAAAGCAGTGCGTGAGCGCGTCCAGCGTGCTGAACCTCTCCGGCAACGCAACGCGCTCAATCGGCACGGTCCTTCTCCGCTGGATTCACGGAATCCCCTTCGGGTGGGACTACGCCAACGACACCAACATTTACACGATTGAGCTACAGCACCGGTACAAGGTTGGCCCTGAGCCGTACGTGTCGAACCTTGTTCAGGTCGGCGCGCTTTGGAAGAACGAGAAGGACGCGGACCCCGGCCTACTGTTCGCGGACGCGGACGGCTCGGCGCATTGGACCGTGGCCACGAATGACCAGACTCCGCAAGCCGGATGGGTCAACATTCCGCCGTTTCAGTTGCAAGACAACGTGCTGAACGGCTCATACGCCATCAGCGCAATGGAATATTGCGTTGGACTCCCGGCGGACCGAATCCCGGACGCCACTACTGCCGGTTTCGCAATCGTGAACGGCTCTTCGTCTTCCTGGGGTCGCGCGGGCGACGTCACGGAAGCCTATTTCTAGGAAATCCCCATGAACCTAGCCCACCTAATTGCCGCCGCTGAGGGTGCCGCTCCGGTCCTGGTCTTCGCTGCCTACTCGCTACAGCGGTGGAAGACCGGTATGCGGGAGACGTGGCGCGAAGAGGCGGAAGCGTACAAGTCGCGCGCTGAGCGGCTAGACGAAGAGCTGCACGCGCTCACTGCCGAAGTGCGGCGACTCAGCGAAGAGAACGAGAAGCTACGGGCCAAGATTGACGAACTACTTGCCCGCTAACGGACCTACTCAATTGAGTAGGTCGGAGAGGGTCAAGCGATGACCACTTACGCGCTCCCGGCGGAGATCCCTACCGTTCACGTTCACGGCACGTACGTTGCGCCGGACGGTACTCCGCTGGCGGGCACGGTGACGTTTACGGGTCCGGGGTTGCTGACGTTCGCAAACTCTGACCTGTTCGTCGCTGGCCCCATATCGGCGAAGCTGGATTACAACGGCCGCTTTGAGGTGATCCTCCCCGCGACTGATTACGCGGACATGAACCCTAACGGCTGGTCTTACACGGTCAAGGAAAACCTAACCGGGGTTACCGGGTCGCGCACGTACGCGCTGCTACTGACTTCGGCCATGGGCAGCATTGACCTAGCGGACGTCGCTCCGGCTGATCCGTCTACCCCGAACTACGTCCCCGTTGAGGGGCTTACGGCGTACGACATTGCCGTGTCGAACGGCTTCGTTGGCACTGAGGCTCAGTGGCTTGCCACGCTCAAGGGTGACCCGGGCGTTATCCAG